GGTTTTGAAGATGGAGTGGACGGAGGTTTCGCTGGTGGAGCTGGTGCAGGCGCAGGAGCAGGAGCAGGTGCAGGCGCACGAGGAGGAGGAGGGGGAGGGGGAGTTAACTTTGGATTAGATGGTGCAGTGCTGAGTGTTGGAAGCGTTAACCCTTCACGTATTTTGTCTTGCTTATGCTTACATCGTGTTTTGACGAGTTCAGACATATTCCATATTGCGAAACCCAGAATAATAAATCCTACGAATAAGAATTCTACACGATATTCCTTCATTATAATTATTTGTACGATTGTATTTAATATACGAGTACTTTTATATACGACTATATAAATATACGAGTGATTTTTATATAAAGTTATAACAAGTATACCAACCAACCAATACATTAATAAAATACTAAATGACAGGTGGTTTATTGAACTTGATCGCCACTGGCAACCAAAATATCATCTTAAATGGAAACCCTAAGAAATCATTTTTCAAAAGCACCTATCTTAAATATACGAATTTTGGTCTTCAAAAGTTTAGAATTGATTTTGATGGTCAAAAGAAATTACGATTGACAGAAGAATCCAAGTTTACATTTTACATACCTAGGTATGCAGAGCTACTCATGGACACGTATATTTGCGTGACATTACCTTCAATTTGGAGTCCTATATATCCACCTACAACCGCCGAAGATATGTGGGCGCCTTATGAGTTTCGGTGGATTGAACATATCGGAACTCAAATGGTCAAAGAAATTGTGATATCGGTCGGAGGAATGACACTTCAAAAATTTACTGGAAATAATTTGATGGCGATCATGGAGCGCGACCTTGATGCATCAAAGCGTGAATTGTATAATCAAATGACCGGTCATGTCCCAGAATTGTATAATCCTGGATGTTCTGGCGCGCGCCTTAACCAGTATCCAAATGCATATCGAACCGGTAATGTAGCTGGCGCCGAGCCGTCGATTCGCGGTAGAAAGATATACATTCCGATTAACTCGTGGTTCACCCTTTCTTCGAAAATGGCATTCCCGCTTGTTTGTCTCCAGTACAATCAACTTCAGATTGACGTGACATTACGCCCAGTGAAAGAGCTATTCACCATTCGTGATGTTACGGATCCTGTCAACTTTTGGCCGGTGATTCAGCCAGATTTTACGAATCCACATCATCAGATGTGGCGTTTCCTTTACCCACCTCCTAGTATTGATTTGTCGATGAACTCATATCCCAGCCTTCGCACAGACTGGAATGCAGATGTTCATCTTATGGCGACATATTGCTTTCTCTCGGATGATGAATCCAAAGTCTTCGCCGCGAACCAACAGAAGTACTTGATTAAGTCATATTACGATTGGACCTTTCATGATGTTACGGGAAGTAAAAAGATCAAAATCGAGAATTCGATGGGAATGGTGTCTTCGTGGACAATGTTCTTTCAACGTAGCGATGTGAATCTGCGGAATGAGTGGAGTAATTATACAAACTGGCCGTATAACTATCTACCGTATGATATCATTCCAGCACCGACAGACGATGATTGGCGATGCAATAACACGTTTAGTGAAAATGTCTCTGCAGTGAGTGATCTTCAAACTGACGCATGGAGAAGGCGCCCTGATTTCGTTCTTGATCGTTATTTTCTTGACAAGAATGGCCCGAAGAATGGAATTGGTCCTGGTATTAATCCGCGTGATAAACGTTTGACTGGGCTTCACATTACAGGCGACTTTCAGTCAGAGAATGAACGCGATATTTTGCAACAACTCGGGATATCTCTTAATGGAAAGTATCGAGAGAATCTCTTGGATGCAGGGATTTATAACTACGTGGAGAAATATACACGCACACGTGGAAATGCAAAACCAGGTATTTACTGTTATAATTTCTGCCTGAACTCTGATCCGTTTGATCTTCAACCAAGCGGGGCAATCAATATGAGCAAGTTTAACCAAATCGAGTTAGAATTGTCAACCATTTATCCACCATTGGATACCGCCGCCGAAGTCAAAGTCATTTGCAATCCGAACACTCGAGAGATTATTGGTATGAATAAACCAAATGTAAACATTTATCTCTATAGTTATGATTTTCATATCCTGGAAGAACGCTACAATATACTTACATTCACATCGGGTAACTGTGGGTTAATGTATGCGCGCTAATAGGCGCCGATAATATTCTCTCGTATATATAACTTCCATACTTACATCAATGGACTTTGGCGACGAAGAAGAAAAGGACAAAGATACCGGTGGTGGTGATGAGGGTGGCGGTGAAGAAGGCGATGGTTCTTTTAGCAAAGTAGACGATGAAGAGGTTGAAGGTGGTTACGCCGATGAAGCCGCCGATGAAGAGGGTGACGACGGTGGTTACGCCGATGAAGCCGCTGATGAAGGTGACGATGAAGGCGACGATGAAAAAAAAGACAAAGAAAAGGACGATAAAAAGGAAGAGAAGAAACCAACCGAAAAGGCCAAGCCAAAATCGCTTTTTGATCTTGCAGCACTCAAAGAGTTTGGATTAAGTATTCTTGCCCTTTTTATTGAAACACTTATCATTTCTATCGTCTCTGTAAACATCCTCTTTTACTGCAATCCTGAAAGTATAAGAAACAACAGCCTCTATCTCGAAAAATTGTTCCCAACAGAACGTGATAAGTGGCCATATTGCTATACAAATGAATATACATCTTGTGATGCGGATTGTGATGATAAATTTGGCGGGATTGCCGATAACCCCAAACTTGAAACCCCTGAAAAATTGTATTTGAAAGCGGCAATTCTTCTCGATACATATGTATTCAAATGGTTCTGTCTATCAAAAGAAGAAGTAGATATGGTGAAAGAAAGCGTCGACGAAGGTATCACCAAGGTAAATCTTCTGCATTGGGAATTCATCAAGTCGCGTTTCAAGCAATGGATCAATAATGCTTACATATTTTCATTTTCATCTGACCGCGCAATGCTACTAGGATTATTCGGATATATCACCAAGCTATATCAAAACATACCCAAAGAGTTATACAAAGTTGTTTCCCCGTTGATCTTTATTCTAATGCCGTTTGTTCTTATTCTACTCGGCGGGTTTATGTTAATGGGTGGCCCATTTTTCACAACTGTAATTGGTATGATTTTGAATCCTACCGACAATCGTAAAGAATTTATTGGTGGATCATTATGGTCGTTGTTTACAGCGTTTGGATTTGGTATTTTCCCTATCATTTCATTTTTTGTTCAACTCTTCCAGTTCCTCGGTACATTCTTTATCTATCCGTTGTTTCACTGGGACGAATACCGCGAACTGTATGCAAAGCACGTTCCAATCATATTCTTTTTCTTTAACTTGACACTGATGTTTTATGCATTTGAGTATCTCGATTTGAACGTCGCAGCAATTGTGATTTTGATGTTGCTCATTCTGTATTTATCTCATTACTGGCAAGGTATTATGGAGTTCGTGAATACACTCAAAAACTGGAGTGGATAATTTCATGCCGACGGTGAAAGAACATAAACAATTTATCGTATAAAGTAATATATTGTTTTATACGACAAGGTATTCGTAATCGTATTAAATAATGGGTAAGAACAAGAAATCTGGTGCTACTGCCGCTACTGCCGTCGTCGGTATTCCTGAAAAATCAACGCCGGAATATTTTAAAGCATACCCTTTTGTTAGTGTATGCACTCCTACATTCAATCGTCGTCCATTTATAGACGCAATGATCAAGTGTTTTAATAATCAAGATTATCCACAAGATCGAATGGAATGGATCATTATTGATGATGGAACCGATCCAATCGAAGACCTCGTTGCATCACACCCTCGCGTCAAATACTTCAAATTTGATACGAAAATGGCGTTAGGAAAGAAGAGAAATTTACTACACGAAAAGTCGCGTGGCGAGATTCTCGTCTATATGGATGACGATGATTATTATCCGCCCCAACGTGTATCTCACGCAGTTCATATGCTGACAACACATCCCGACGCATTATGCGCGGGTTCAAGTGAGATATATATTTATTTCAAACACATTGGACAAATGAAAAAGTTTGGACCTTATGGCCCGAATCATGCAACAGCAGGAACCTTTGCATTCAAACGTAAACTCCTTAAACAACATCGATACAATGATGAGGCGTGTCTCGCGGAAGAACGCGCATTTTTGAAGGATTACACCGTTCCATTTGTCCAGCTGGATCCTATGAAGGTGATATTGGTTTTTTCACACGAGCACAAT